AGTGAGCACCAAATGACAGAGGTTCAAATGAGAGCTTATGCTACAGCTCGTGATCCCAAAGCGAAAGAGATTGCAAAATTAGAAGGAAAGAAATAAGGTACACATAAATTAATTCGTAGGATATAATTTTAGAGATTGTTTAGTATATTCAAACATGATTCGGTTACTAAGCAAAAGTTCGAAAATATGTACGATAACTTTTATAATAGAGTGAAAAATTACGTGATGAGCTTCTATATTCCAATAGTAGTCGCAATTCCGATAACACCTTTTGTAGGTTGGTTTGAGAAGTATGTGTTTGGTGACTGGGAATTTTTAAAATTCTTAGTTGTCTTGATGATTGTTGACACTCTAATGGGATTTCTACACCATATCAAGAAAAAAGATTTTAGTGTTGAAGGATTTGAAAAGATCCTAATTAAAGTCATTTGTTATGGATGTGCTTTAATTGTTGCTCATAACTTGAGTAGTTATAAGATACTTGGAGCTTCTATTGGTGGTTTTGAGTGGTTTAGAGTTACAATTTGCACAGCTTTGATAGTAAGAGAAGCCTTATCCATACTAAACAATATTCAAAAAGTTTATCCTAATGTATTACCACCGAGGATTCGTAAATATTTAAAGTATTACGACGAGACGGGTGAAATTAAAAAGAATTTGTAAAACAAAATAATTGGGAAGTCTATGGAAATGACAAGGCAAGAGCTTGATAAACTCGCAAAACAAAATAATTGGGAAGTCTACACTCAAAGACAGGTATATCAATTTTCTCAAGATATATTGAAGAGTGTCGATCCTATTGAACGTGAACATGGTGCAATCGATTATGTATCATTGAATCGTGTTACAGTAGTAAATGATGACTTGACGAAGTCAGTAGTATATTGGCGTGAACAACAAGTTGAATGGGATAAAGCTGAAGATGGCACCTTAATGAAAGCACGTTCAGGTGTTTACAAGGACACTCTAGCTAATCGAAAGAAAGGTATCGTTGGACAACGTTATGGTGGTAAGAAAGAAGAGACGCTAGAAGAGAAAGAGAAAAAATATGGATCTAAATCAACTAAAGAAGCTATAGATCGTGCTAAAAAAGATTCAAAACTTTCTGATGAAGAGTTGTCAATGAAGGTATCTGAGATCCGTGTAAGAGGTCCTAAGACAGATGAAGATTGGAGTCTTTTGCGTGAATATCGCGATCGTATAGCAAGAAGAGATAACAAGAGAAATCGACAAAAAAGAAAATAATTAAAACATAATTGAAAAATGAGAATTTATAGATACAGATAAGAAAATTGATGCAACTGTCGTTACAGACGGTAGTTGTGATCAAAAACGAGTGTTTATCACAGAAATGCGTGGTATCGTACCTGCAGGTGGTTTGGCTGTTAATGAAGATGAACAAGCTGGTAGTGATGCACTTCTTGCACTTGGTTTTAATTGGCATGTAGGTCACGCTGTTATGCACGAAGAGTTGGTAGCTTTTGCAGAAAATAATGGTTTGACTTTGGAGATCAATCCTCAAGGTTTAAATGAACTAGTTGCAGTGAATGCTGAGTGGAATGGTGATGACGAATGTGTTTTGAAAATCACGACAACACTTCCTACTGTTAAGGACATAAATATTCACTTCCCTAATTCAGTTAATTTGAATGAATCAGTTGGTCGTTATGGAGTGATTCGTGGTGATCGTAAAGATTTAGCCGCTTCGTTGAATAAAAAAGAATCCACCTTAATATTCTCATTAGAAGATCTTGGTTTAGATGCAAAAGAAGATCTTAATATCGTAGTTACTGCTGAAAGTGGTATTCAGAAATTTGAGGTTGTAGCAGAAATGGCTTAATTATGTTAAGACTTTTATTTAAGACAAACGAAGAAGAGCCGAAACAATTGACTGTCATTACTGATGGTATTGACAGTCAATTAAATGTCTTTGTTACAGAAAATACTGTAGGTGATATCGATTATTTTGAATCACTAGGAATAGTGATTGAACCTGGTAGAATCTACAATATCGGATCGTTCAAAGAATGGGCTATGAACAATGCTCTTCAGCTTATTTCTTATCCAGAAGGGTTAAACGACGAAGCTCAAGTATTGGTAGATGTAGTAGAAGAATGGAAATACTTCCTTATTCCACAAAAAGAAACATTGGAATTTCCAAAGGAAGGTGATAGTATAGAAGCAGTTGTTACTTCTTATAAACAACTTTATGTAAATGGTAAGCCACAAGGGAATCAAACTGCATTAAGTGTTAAATTTCAAACAGAAGCACCTTTTACAGTTAGTGAAGGTGGAACGGTTACTATAAACGAAAATCCTTCTGATACCGTTAGAAACGGTAATTTAACAATTACTCAAGATGAAAGTGGTAAAACTTTAAATATTGTTCTTTCTCAAGAGGCTTCTATCATTACATATAACTATATACTTACAACTAATCCTTCTAGTTTGTCATTTATCAATACTGGTGAAACAAAATCGATAAATGTAACGTCAACTAAACAGAAGGTTATCAATGGTACTCCATCAGGAGAAACTATTAAAGCCCTTGTGACGGTAGAATTAGCAGGTGTTGGTTTTAGTTACGAAGAGACTGATAATGGTTATGATATTACTGTTACAGAAAATCCTGGTGAAACACAAAGAACAGGTACTTTGACGATCAATCAAACTGATGAAGGTGGTAAAAGTGTTAGTGTAAATTTAACTCAAGCTGCATCTGTCATCACTTATGATTATACATTGACAGCCACTCCTACATCACTTTCTTTTGCTAACACTGGTGAGACTAAATCTTTTTCAGTGGTTTCAACAAAACAAAAGAAACTAAATGGTAATGTTAGCGGTTCTGCAGTTGATGTAGCGTTTTCTTTTGAAGTAGCTGGTTCTGGTTTTTCAAAGAGTACAGGTAATAATGTTGTAGCAACAGAAAATACGACTGAATCTGAAAGAACAGGTGTAGTTACGATTACTCAATCTGAAAGTGATGAAGTTGATACGATTAATTTGTCACAAACTGCAGCAACAGTAACTTATGATTATACTTTAACAACAGATCCTACGTCTTTAAGTTTTGTAGCAGCAGGAGAGACAAAAGTTTTTGGTGTCATTTCTAACAAACAGAAGAAAGTAAATGGTAAAAATTCTGGATCACCGATAGTAGTAGACTATACAACTGTTGTTAGTGGTGAAGGTTTTACAAAAGGTTCTTCTGAATATTCAGTAATAGCAGCGGCCAATACAGGTGCTGAAAGAACAGGTCAAGCTGTTGTTACGGCAAATGAAGGTGGAAAGACAGCTACTATCACTTTAACTCAATTAGGGGTATAATAATTTTATCTATGAGTAGAAAAAGAAGCAATAACAAATCACAAAGGCCAGACTTAATAAAGAGTCTGGCCTCTCTCTCGTTTGAGGAGATCGAGGCATTGAATAAGACTGTACCGACATTGTTACAATCTAAACTTCAACAAATGGTATCTTCAAATGATGTTGAAGCGATCATGAAAGCAAACCTTTATCTTGATGCAAATTCAAGACAAAACAGTGAGATGAAGGCTGTCTTTTTCGACCCAAATGAAGCTAATCAAACTGGCCAAGGTTTCAAAGATCCTAGATATTATGGTTCTTTATCCTTCGAAACACTTCGAAGGATGGGAGATATTTTCATTATTCGAAGTGTTGTTAATACTCGTGTCGAACAAGTCCAAAATTTTCTACATTTTAGTCTTGATGAGCAAAAAGAAGGATTTACAATACGAAAGAAAAAAAGTCGTTTTGAAGATAAAACAACTGAACCTTCAAAAGAAGAACAGAGGAAAATTGAGTATATCATTGATTTCTTAGAAAGAGGTGGTATCAATGAAAAGTGGGACAAATTTGACACATTTCAAGATTTTGGGAGAAAGATTGTTTTTGATACTCTCACATTAGATCAATTAGCCTTTGAAATCGTTAGAGATAGAAGCTGGAACTTAAATAAGTTTCGAGCTGTAGACGCATCTTTGATACGACTACTAGACAGTGCTGATCCTAAAATGAGAGAAGAGTGGGAGAAATATCGTTTTAAAGGTTATCTACCTAGGTATTGTATGGTATTCAACGATATGATCCTACAGAATCCAACAACTAAAGAACATGTGATTTTTTATCCTTGGGAATTGGGTTATGGTATTCGAAATAAAAGCACTAATATTTATAAGAACGGTTATGGCACCTCTGAATTAGAAACTCTTGTAGAGATTATTACCTGGATATTATGGGGTATGCAATATAATGGTAATTTCTTTTCAAAAGGATCTCAACCAAAGGGCTTTATCAATGTGAAAAACAATAATATTGATAATACGACTCTAAATGAGTTTCGACAGGCTTGGACACAAACGATGCGTGGTGTTTCAAATTCTCACAGAGTTCCTATTATCAATGGAATTGATCTGGAATGGATTGATCTACAAAAGAATAACCGGGATATGGAGTTCAATGATTGGTTGAAATTCCTACTTATCATTACATGTTCGGTTTATCGTATTGATCCAACTGAGTTAGGTTTTCAATTCAAAGACCAAGCTCAAATCTTTGGACAAGATGGTCAAAGGGAAAGATTGAACCA